CCCCCTGCCGTAAAAAGCAGGCGTTTTGCTTTTCAGCAGATGATGCAGTGATTGTTTTACGTCCACGAGTCAAAGAAGGGATCCCCTATGTGGTGGTGTGGTTGGGTGTCAGTAGCGGGCAGCAAGGTTTGGTTAAGTACACGCCGGAGGTTCAACAACTGACTCGCATGATAGGCGGGCGCTGGGCTGAGTTTTACACGGCACGAAAAGGGTTTATCCGCATTGCGCGATGTTTGGGTTTTGAGCGTTTGGCAGATGAGGATGGACTGATGAAATTCAAAATACCGATTTAATGTAAACAAGTAGATAAGCGAAAGCCCCGAACTGTTAGCCGCAGTCGGGGCTTTCTACTTTCTGCACCTTGAAAGAGGCAAGGGAGAAGATGAGTGAATATTAACCTAGGAGAATGGGTTGTGAAAGCTCTAGAACTGTTTGAACGAAGTAAAACACTCCGGCGCATGTATTACTCCACTGTGCTGGTCGGCATTTTATATGGTGTGGCCAGTGTGCTATCCGTAGTTCGTTGGTGGTGAAAATGGGAGGTCATTATGGGTAAAGGTGGCGGTGGTAGCACTGAGATTAAAGAAACCTCACAGGAACTGGCAGCGGCTGAAATTGCCGGAAAGCAATGGACGCTATACCAGAACGAACTTAAGCCGATGGAAAATCTGTTCATGACCAAAGTAGACAACATGAACAACGCATCAAAATATGACGATGCTGCTGGCACTGTCAATCTGGGGTATCAGCAGGAGTTCGGCAAGGCCAAACAGCAAGCTGCTACTGAATTGGCGGCGGGTGGTGTTGATCCAAGTAGCGGTAAATTCCAGGGGACATTGCAAACGCTGCAAAGTGACCAGGTGGCCGGGCAAATCGACACCACTAACCGGGCGCAGACTTCGCAACAGGATAAGTACGTTGCCGGTTTACAGGATGTGGTGGCCATGGGGGCCGGTCAGAAAGCTGATGCGTTATCTGGTTACAGCAATATTGCCAGCCAGAGTTTGAGTAAAGCCACCGGTGATGCACAGAAATCACTGAGTGACCGTCAGGCTATGGGGCAATTGGTGGGGGCTGCCGGTGGATTGGCTGCTCGCAGTTATGGCCTGAAAGACGCCACCACATCCAGCAGTAAATCAACCGGTGTATTTGGCGGCAACTAATGACAGGAGATAGCGATGGGACAAGCATCTGATACCTATGCCAACCTAATCCGTGACCAGTATAACGACTGGCTTACGCGCTTCTATCCGAAGCAAAAAGAGCTAATGGGGCTGGCTACCAGCGGCGAACTGATGAATCAGCAATTAACCCGCGTTAGTGACAGTTCAGCGAATAGCTTAGCTTCCGCTCAGTTGGGTACGCAAAACCAGTTGGCCCGTTATGGCACGACCCAGACGAATAACCCAGACGATAACAGCTTGGGGTTACGTTCAGCACTGGCCACGGCCGGTGCAAAGAATGGTATTCGTGGGGCAGAGCAAGACAGACAAATGAATATTCTCACTGGTGGCAGTGCCAGTTTACGCGAACAAATGAGCATTGGTGGGGGGAGCAACTAATGGGCTACGGATTAATTGATGCTGCACGCGACACTCGACAACAAGCCATGCAAGGGCTGAGCGATGCTTCCAGCCGTGAGATACAGCGTGAGTCAGCCAATGAACAGCTTAAATCCCCGCAGAAACAAAGCCAGATGAGCATGATTGGTGTGGGGGCAGGTACTGGCATGGCAGTGGGTGCCACTTATGGTGCAGCGGGCGGGCCAATAGGTGCAGGTATTGGTGCCGCAGTAGGTCTGCTGGCAAGCAGTTTCTTCTAAAGGATAATTATCATGGGCGTACAAGGGTTAGCCGACGGTTTTCTGGCAGGTTTCAGTACCGCGGATCAGGCAATTAGCCGCAATAGCGAACTGGGTTTACGAGATGCGGCACAGCAGCAACAGATTAAGGACTCCGACCGTCAGTATGGCCTGGCACAAGACCAGGTGAGTTGGCGCAAAGAAACGGATAGCAGAGACTTTCAGCGACAGAGTGGCAGAGACAAAGAAGATGACCGCCGTTTCGGTCTGAAGAATGTGTTGGATCAGCAGCAACTAGGTATTCAAAGGGCTGGATTAGGCATGCGAGCGCAGGAACTCAACATGCGCAAAGATGAGTTTAATTTTCAGCGCTCACAAGCCCAACGCCAACAGCGTATGCAAGAAGAAATGCCGGTTGTTCAGGCGCTGTATAAGCAAATTGAAACCACCGGTCAGGTTGATCCCCAGTTGTATGGGCAAATTTCACAGGATAATCCGCTGCATCCGTCCCGTTTCTTTGGGCAGGGGCCCATTGATAACGTCATGGAAATTAACCAGGTTATGCCGAAGGTGCTTTCGGGGGAAATGAACTACAACGATCCGAAAGTATTGAAATTGATGAATAGCGTGCTGGCACCGGACATTGCGCGAAATATTGATGAAGTGGATCCGCAGACGGGCAAAAAGATTAAGAGCAAGGAATTGAACCACATTGGCATTACCGAAGATGGCAAGTTTATTGTGCCGGGACTGAAAGTGACCTATGCCGATGGCTCCACTGAAAATAAGCCAATGACACAATTTGGATCAGCGGATGTGAAGGATAATCAACTAGCACAAATTCCTATTGGGCAGTTTATGGATAGAGTGCGCGGTTACAGTCAGATGGTCGGGCAACTCAACCAGCCAGACCGGGCCAAGTTTATAGGCGATATGGTTAATCCACCGGATAAAACTGCCATGCGTCAGGAGAGTGAAGGGTATCGCAAAGAGCTGCTGGATATTGGTAAAGATGAAAGTAAGCAGTTGGCTGCATTAAATAAAGACGGTGCCATGATGGATGAGAAACAACTCGCTGCCGCAAAACAGGAGATTAAGAGCAACTCCGAGCAACGCCGTCAGCAGGCGTCCGAACTCTACGGTGTTGGAGGGGGCCGAGGCTCTCAAACTCAATCAAGCATTGACCCGGCAGAATTGGAGGCATTTGCAGGAGAGTACCAAAAAGAGTTTGGTGAAGCGCCTGATTTGGATAACCCACAAGATCAGCAGGTCTTTATGGCATGGAAGCAACAGCGGCAATTATTAGTGAAGGGGAAAGATACATTACAAAATAGAGGGAATAAAAAAATACAGAGTGAGCCTTCTGTTGATAGCTTCACAGCTCAGCAACTAAGGGAGGTTCAGCGATTAAATCAAAGTAAAACAAAGTGATAATTTTCGATAGTAGTCACTATTGCAACAAATTATTATGATACATAAGTGCTTACTAATAGTGTACATTGTAATTCAACTTAATGAACATGTATCTGGTTGAAAAATGGCAAAAATATTAGCAATAGATGCGCCTGAACATTTATGCATCTATCACGAGCAATATAGAGAAAAAACGTTACTTTTTCTCAACAAAATAGACACTCGTGTAATTATAGAGCATAAGTCTGTTGTAATTGACTTACAGAATGTAATTTATGCTTCAGCTGCGGCTTCATTGCTTTTTTTTGCCATAGTGAATAGAGCTCAATTATTAGTTGGTGATAGGCAAGTAGTAAGATTTATTTTTCCGAAAAAAAACCTTAATACCATTGGTCATCGATATATTGTCAGTACAGGATTATCAAAAGCACTTTTGGCAAACTCAACTGAAAAATTGGAAGAGTTGATTGATGAAAACCGCTATTTTCAATCAGGAGTAGACCCAAATAACCACCTACAATCAACCACGCTTATGCTAGATAAAACAGCTGAATTTACATCTGATCAATTCTATTTATTATCTATGGGGATCGGTGAGGCTATGCTGAATGTATCTCACCATGCTTATGAGACAGTAGGTGATATAGATTTTACAGAACAAGTTAGTGCTATGGGTGGAAGGAGATGGTGGCAATGTGCATGGTTTAATAAGGATCAAGACGAAGCTGTATTTATCATATGTGACCTTGGCTTGGGCATTGCTCAATCATATACATCACTACAGAGATATAGTGAGATGCCTGATGAAACCTCTTTGGTAAAGGAAGCTCTAAGTTGTGGTAGGTCTAGATTTGTCGGTTCTGGTAGAGGCAATGGCTCTGAAGATATTAAAAGACCTGTTGGTGAAGGATGTACGCAAAAGGAAACGTTGCTTGTTTTAAGTGGCAACTCACAGTATTACTATACATCAGCAAATGCAGAGCCAATGTGCTATCGTTTAAGTGAACATATACCAGGTACACTAGTAGAGTGGACTTTGGCACCCAGGAGGATTGCATTATGATTAAAATCATGATTGCTAAAGATTTCTCAAAAACTCCTTTCGGTCGTTATGTAACAGACAGCCCAAATAGTGCTGAGCGGTTTAGAAAGGAAATTTTGGCTCCCGCATTTCGTGGGCAAGAGCAGCTAGTTGAAGTTGATTTTTCTGATATATCATTAGGGGTGGGGTCTTCTTTCCTCGAAGAAGCTTTTGGTGGACTGGTTCGTAAAGAAGGAATAGACAAGAAAAGAGTAATAAATTGTCTAACAATTAAAAGCAAGTTGCCTATTTACGAACAACAGATAAGAAAATTTGTTGAAAATGCAGCGCCAGAGAAGGTGTGATAGAAGCTAATGCCTGTTATGACACAATATGCTTGGATTTTCAGCTTGGCTAGTTTGGTTTTTGTATGTATTGGCTGGCGGGTTGTATACTGGAATGCGAGAAAGATAGCTACTAGAGCCGAGAGTAAGGCCGCAGCAGATCACCTTATTAAGATTTTGAATGAGATTTCAGATACAAGTGTTACTTTCTGGTTGTCTGGTGGTTCTTCGATGAAAAGTTCAAACCACTACTCACTCACTATTCTCGGAAAAGTTACTCAAGCTTATGAGTTTGTTAGTATTTTACAAAGAAGAGACGTCAAAATTGATAATGACTTTCTTTCAAACTTAAGCATGAGGGCTACCTTAAATTGTGAGAGTGCACATATTTTCAAATCAACATTACAAGCAGAATATGCGCAGGAAGTGATGGAGTGCTGTATGAATATGATTTCACACATTTTTACTCAGTTTGAGTTATGTTATCCGCCAGCTAAAGAGTTTAACATTGAAGCTTGGGCTGATAGCTTAGGCCCAAATCGTGCTTAACTAAATGCTAAGAATGCGCTAAATTACCCAAAGATGCCGAAGTGAGCTTTAAAAAGCCCTTCGGTTTTTTTATGCACTAAATCTAGCCTCGACAGGTTCTCCTGCCGGGGCTTTTTTATTCCAGTTTCCCCAGCACAACGCATGTGCTTCAAACCATCGAACCTGATTAGAAATGAGCCTTTGAGGAGCCAGTACGGTTGGTACGCCTCGGTGGGCTGGTTTCCTATGCGCCAAAGGTTCATTTCTAATAAGGAAGTGCCAATGAACAAACGAATGGTAGTCATCCCACAATTTGATTTTCGAGACATGGTGGTTATGTCAGAGAACAAAGTGATAACCACCTCACTTAAGGTTGCTCATTGCTTTAGCAAGCGTCACAAAGATGTTCTAAGGGCAATTCGAAACCTGAAATGTTCCGATGATTTTACCCAGCGCAATTTTGCGCCCACTGATTTCATTGATAAAAATGGCGATATGCAACCGATGTTTAATATCACTCGCGATGGTTGCATGATGCTAATTATGGGATTTACCGGTAAACCTGCGACAGCGATTAAAGAGGCGTATATCAATGCTTTCAATTAGATGACAGAGCAACTAAAGCGCCGTCACGCAATTGGCGAACAAGCACAGCATCTATTTGCCATAAAAGAAAATGTTTCGAAGGTTAAGGGGACTATCGGTAGTCGATTGATGAATGCGCGAAAGAAGGAAAAACACAGACTTAATCTTGAATATGAACGGATTAAAGTTCTCTCGCAGCTGGATCTTATAAATACTATCGAACAGCCTCACAACGAGGCTTTTTTTACGTCTGAAATTTGGAGCGCCAAATGACTTACGATCCGCAACAGCAACGTCCAGAACAACAAACAACTAACAGTAATCGTGAAACACTCAATATCCAGCAACCAGGTGAAAATGCGAATACGGGTTTCGACTGGGGTGCCGTCAGGGCTGCGCGTGAGGCTGCGGGACGGCAGTCAAAAGCGCCGCAGAGTAATGACCCTAGTATAGGTTTAAAAGATGTGCTCCTTTCTGCGGCGGCGGCACCCGCGGATATTATTAGTGGTGGCGCGCAGATATTTAATGCTGGTGAGCAGAAATTAAAAGAGCATGCAGCACAATATATAAATGGGGAAAATAAGCCGTTAATTGATATTCCTATTAGCCCAGAAGAATTGGCGGTACTGAGAGATAATTCTGGTAACCCATTGTCTGGGGTAGGAAGCTCTTTGATAAAAGGGGCTGGGTCTGTCGCAGAGAGTTTTTCTAAAGGTCTCAGGGAAAACTATAGTGAAGGGGGTAAGCAAGCCGCTGCAATGGACTTTGCAAAAATAGAGCGGGACAAAGACGATAAGATTACGGGAATTAGTGCAGGAGAAGGTTTTTTCGATAAAGACGCCTGGCTGATTAATGCCATCCCTACAATAACTCAAATGGCGACCAGTAGTCTTGTTGCTAAGTATGGCGCGAAGGCGGTAGCGCGAGGCGTTGAGCAGGCAACTTATAACAAACTAAAAACCTCCGTGCCTGAAGCAGTGGCCAGAGATACCGCTCAGTTAGCAGCAGAAAAAGCGAGAGCCATTGCCCAAAAAACCGGTTTTGTTGGCATCACAACGGCGACCGCTCAGGGGCATGGCGGCAATGAAATGCGAGACGAAATTAATGCTATTCCATTTGATCAGTTAATTGCGAGCCCTACGTTCCAGAGTGCGTTTTCTACCATTGATAATGACCCCTCAAATGCAAAGTTATCAGATACCCAAAAATTAACGATGGCTAGAAATATTGTTGCAGAGAGAGCTTCAACGAGCGTTACTGGGGATCCTCGGATGCTGGCAATTAATATTGCTGCATCAACATTAGGTGACCATACGCTTTTAAAGCTATTGACGAGCAAAACTGCTGCCAAAGGAGTGCTTTCAGGCATGGCTACTGGTGCTGTTGCTGAAGGTGCAACTGAATTTGCTCAAGGCGCATCCCAGCGTTATGTCCAGAATCAGCAATTAATTGACACCGCGGGTCAGAAAATAGATCCCATGAAGAATGTAATGGAAACTGGGGCTAATAACGCAGTTATTGGTATGGGGGTAGGCGGCACTATAGGCACTTTCGGCGGGATTCGAGGCCGTAGATCAGCAGTAGAAACCACGTCAGAAAGTCCTGCCGATGTCGAGGGCTCACCTGTATCTGAAAACACTGACCCGGCCATTCAGCCAGAAATCACACCGCAGGCAGAAAACCCAGTAACTCCTGAAGTCGCTCTACAACAGAATCAAGTCAGTGAAAACGGTGTGCCTAATTCCAAAGTTGATGACTTCCGTGATACCCCGGCTTACTTACGTCAGGATCCTCGGGTGCAAGGCTTCGCTGACGACAGTGAAGTGCAGCGTTCACTGGCAGAACCTGCGGGCCAACCCACTACACAAGAACTTATTCAGCAACAAATGGAATCTGGAGATCAGGGTTTTACACCTGATGAGTTAGCGATACTAGAACAAGCCGACCAGATTCGAGCACAACGGACACCACGCCTTCCAGCACCCGGTAATATTCATCCCGGTGAAGGTTTCCCCATGCCGGGGCCAATTCAAGGGGATGAAACCCAAACGGGTGCCGCACCACAATTTACTGCTGGTGAGCAAGTTCGTGGGCCAGTGTTTTTGCCAAAAGAACAGGCAGAGCAACAAGGCGCGGTCAGAGAAACTCAGACTTACGATGGACAAACAGATCCGCAGGCAATCACTGATAAAAACATCATCTTTGCTGATGGCCCGATAGTGAATCCAGATGATGTTCAGTCTGGGCAGTCTCCCCAATTTGAAGGTGGGCAGCGAAAAGATGTGCGCCGCTTTACTGAGGCTATGGGGGAGCCGCCTGAAACAGCTATTACCGATCAGCGTCAGCGTGCTGGTGGTGTCCCTATAGATGCTCAGACCGAAGCTTATGCTAAAGGGAAAGCATTAGGTGAGTTGAGATTACATGCGGGCAAACCGTTCTTCAGCGAGAAAGTAGCCAGATTAACTAAATGGGCAAAAATGCCTGGTGCTGTTATTGAACCAGTGGGCGACGGCTTTGGTGTGCGGCTACCGCCGGAGCCAACAACGACTAACACGATAACAGCGCCCTCCAATGAGGGCGTTGTTGTATCTGGGGGGCAGCCAGTCGGTGAGTTAAGGCTGCATGGCGGCCAACCATTTTTCAGTGAGAAAGTGGCTAAGTTTTCCAGGTGGGGCCAGATGCCGGGTGCCACTATTGAGCCAGTAGGAAAGGGGTATGGTGTTCGCTTACCCGTAGCTGAGTCAGCACCTCAAGCCAAAAAAAGGGATACGAAGATTGATGATTTTGGTGAGGAACTCAAGGGGGCGGCGAAGCATAAATGGGGCCAATTGGCAGAGTCACTGAAAGCCGATCATGATATTGAAGAAATTAAGAAACAGCCGCTTTCGAAACTATTCCCGCACCCTGATTACACCAAAATGCATGAGAATGGCATTGAACCGGAGAAACTGGCATTGCTTGCGGCATTACGTTCGTTTATCCCTACCAAGCCTGGATCCCCTTATAAGCTTAATCAGTGGGCTGAACAGGTTAAGGGGGTTCGTGATTTAGCGAGTTCCATTATCAATAGTCATGCGAGTGTTGACGATATAAAAACCATTTTTCGCAGTAAGTCCTCCTTGCGTTCTGCCGCTGATACCATTGATCTGATCTCACAGTTCAAACCTGCGCAAATGGCAGAGGCGTCTAAATATACGATCCATTCCGGTCATTACACCTATTTTGACGGCAAGAGCTATCCCGGCGGTAAAACACTGTATCAGCTGGTCGCGCCAAGGGGAGTGATAGCAAATATTTCAGCGGGATCCATGGCGGAACTATTACCCAAAGCCAAGGCCTTTATCGAGACTCAGCTCAATAGTGATAAAGGGGAAGCAGCCCCTAAACAGGCTAAGTTAGAGATCTATACCCGACGAGCAGATAAGAGTGTCTTTATTGGCTACAAAGGGGCCATGGGCGTTTTACCGCTTAAAGCTGGCTTCAAAACACCTACCGAAGCACGCGCTTATCTGGCAGAGAATCGCGCTGAAATTGAAGCCAAACTGGATAAATTACGCAAAGTCTCTCGCGAGGAACAGCGCAAAGCGACTAATGAGCCACGTACTGGTATTGAGCGTCGTAAGGGTAATGTGACGCCTGAACAATTTAGTGATGCCTTCGGCTTCCGAGGTGTTCAGTTTGGTAACTATGTTGAGGGAGCACGCCGTCAAACTGAATTAAACGATGCTTATGACTCGTTGGTTGATATGGCCGAATTACTGAATGTGCCGCCAATAGCGCTGTCATTGAATGGCGAGTTGGGCCTGGCATTTGGCGCGCGAGGTAAGGGAGGGGCTAAAGCACACTATGAGCCGGTGCAAGTGGTTATCAATCTAACCAAAGGTAATGGCGCTGGCTCACTGGCACATGAGTGGTTCCACGCACTGGATAACTATTTTGGTACCTATGATGTACATGGCGAGGCGTCCGGTAAGCGCTCATCTGAATTTATTACCGATCGTAAACGTCCGCGTTATGAATTTAGCGGCGGCAAAAGGCAAGAAATCACCCATCCAGTCAGGCAAGAGGTGCATGACGCCTTTAAAAGTGCCGTCGATAAAGTCACCAATAGTGGAATGATGGAACGGGCTGCATTGCTGGACGGTGGCCGAAGCAAAGCCTACTGGACGACTAAACTAGAAATGTCAGCGCGAGCATTTGAACGCTATCTGCTGGATAAAGCCGAGAGTAAAGGTATCACTAACGATTATCTGGTTAACCTGCGCAAAGCTGACGAACACGCAAATCCTGAAACCTATGCTTACCCAACCGAAGCTGAATTAAATGGCGGCGTGCGCCAGGCATTTGATCACCTATTCCAAACCATCAAAACCAAGCCAACCGATAAAGGCATCGCTTTCTATTCGCGTAAGGGTACCGACATTGGCAAAGGCAATGTGATTTCAGATACTGGTCACACGGCCGCTGGCGACAAACCCACTCAGGGAATACGGCAAGGGCGGGCTCAAGTGATTGCTGATGTTTGGGTGCGTAATTTGAATGGTGCAGCCAAAATCAAAGTTAAGGTAGTGCAAACCCAAGCTGAAGCGGCTGCCATGATGCCGAGCGGGATCCCGAAAGAATTCGGCATTGTCCATGCTATCTATCAGCCCGAGCTCAGCCGGGTGATTGTGGTAGCAGATAATATTACTTCTGACCGCGAGCTTCGGGCGAAATTGCGTCATGAGGTCTTGGCACACCATGGGCTGGCTTCGGTTATAGGTGATGTGGAATATGACCGCATCATGCGCGTATTACATCAAACTCGTGACAGCAAAAATAAAGAAATTCAGGATGTTTGGCGGGAAGTCGATAAATCATACCGTAATGAGTCCCCAGAAATGCAGGCTAATGAGTTTTTGGCTCACATGGCTGAACGTTCAGAACTCACTGGCCTCGGGGCAATGTGGGATCGCTTTGTTTCTGTGCTGATCAATGCACTGAAGAAAACGGGCATCATGAATGCGAATGATATTTCCCCAACGGAGATACGCAATATTCTGCGTACGGTCGCCGGGCGGTTTAAAAAGACGGCCATGTATGATGGTGAACAACCCGGAACGCGGGAGTTTGATAATACGTTTTCACGCTCTGATGCGCTGTATTCCAAAGGCGAGAAATCGGATCCACTTAAGCCAACCCACGAAGATGCTGAACAGTATCGGTCTGAGTTAACCAGTGCAATAAAATCACTTCGCAGCGTGGACACACCTATTCGTGTAGGCCGAACCCCTCCAGTATTCAGAGCTCTAGGTGCTCCAGATCTGGATATGGTGATCAATCGCGATACCGTGCGTAAAGCCACCAATGGTGTGAAACATCATGTACCTATGTCAGTTATTGAACAATTGCCTGAACTATTACATGACCCTGTTGCTGTATATCGTTCGTCAACACAAGAGAATTCAGTAGTTGCGCTTTTGGAAGCTAAAGATACCAATGGTGAACCCGTTATTACGGCCATTCACTTGAATGCGCGTAAGGGCCGAGTCGAGGTTAATAGTATCGCTTCAGTTTATGGTGTTGAGGGGGGGAGAAAGGTGCAGACAATGGAAAATGAAGGGTTGGCACTCTATCGAAGGAAAAAACAAAACCCCGAAAGTAACCAGTCCAGAGGGCTTCAATTGCCCAAGGAGGGTGACAAACGAGGTTCATCTAAAAATATACTCCATTCCGATGATATCCGCAACAGTGACGCGTTTTACTCCCGTACTGCCAACCCATCAATGGATGCTGAAACCAACCGCAAAATGGGCTTTAACGTTGAGCAGGGGTGGTTTGATAAGGCCAAGACCTTCTACGGCACAGTGACCAGCAAAGATAAGACGGAACTGAAAGCCTGGCTAAAAGAAACCGGCCGTAAACTCAATACCAAAACCTTTGATGGTATGGCCCCGCTGAAGTATGCCGAAGATGCAGCCGGTATCAATGATGCCCGCAGTTCAGCCTACATTGGGGCGCGAATGGCCGCTGGTGCAGGTTCTGTTACTGCTGCCACTTTAGAGCATGGCTTGCCGCGTTATAACAAAGCTGAGGGGATTGTTGAACGGCAAGCCGGTACCGGCAAAGAGGATGCACTTATGGGCATTCTCGACGGGCTGGGAAATCATCGGGAGAACTTCTTTAAATGGATCGCCGGCCATCGTTCTGAACGGCTGATGAAAGAGGGCAAAGAGAACAACTTTAATGCCGACGAAATTGCTTATATGAAAACCCTCAACCGGGGTAATGAAGCCTTATTCGAAGGTCAGAAGAAAAAGTATGACGCTTTTATTAAGTCGATTCTGGATCTGCAACAAGATATGGGATTGATTGATCCAGAAAGCCGGGCACAGTGGGAAGATGCCTGGTACTTACCTTATTACCGTGAAGCAGAAAACGGCGAAGTGAAAGGGCCATGGACGAGCAAAGGTATTGCTAACCAAAGCAGCACGGTACGTAAGCTAAAAGGCAGCGATTTGACCATTAAGGATCCCATCGAAAACCTGTTTAATTACGTGGCTAAATCGGTTGATGCTTCAATGAAAAATGAGGCTATGCGCCGATCGGTTGTAAATCTTGCTGATACTGGTGTACTGGAGGTGATTGAATCACCCAACAAAATGGATTTTGAGCGTATCGGCAAAGATGTGGTGAAGGTGTTTGTTGATGGGCAGGAAAAACTGGTACAGGTTAATGATCCGGAACTGTATCGCGCTTTTACCATGATTGACCTTGAGCGCAGTAATTCCACCTTTATGAAAGCAGCCCGCCAGGCTAAAAAGGTGCTGACCGTCAGCACCACATCCATGCCTGACTTTATCATCCGTAACTTTATGCGTGACTCTATCCATTCATGGGCGATCAATAAAGATGGTTTTAAGCCGGTTACTGCGTCATGGGCCGGATTTAAAAAAGCGCTACGCACCGATGATAGCTTGGTGGATATGATGTTTGCTGGTGCCACTTTCGGCGGTGGTTATTCCAATGTTTATGATCCCGCATCTACGGCCAAAACTATCCGCAGCGTTCTGCGCCGTAAAGGTTACAACGACAGCCAAATTTATGAGTTTGAATCTTCCATTGTTCGCAATAGTAAAGAAGTCATGGGTAAGGTCGAACAAGGGTTACATAAATATAAGCACCTGAGTGAAGCAGCAGAAAACGCTAACCGGCTGGCCACGTATGAAGCCGCCATTAAATCGGGCAAAAGTAAGGCTCAGGCAGCTTTTGAATCGCGTGACTTAATGGACTTCAGCATGATGGGGGCCAGCAATATCATGATAAACCTGAGTGATATGCTGCCATTTTTCAACGCCCGTATGCAGGGGCTAAGTAAGTTAGGCCGTGGTATCAAAGAGAATCCGCGTGAAGTGCTGAAGCGCGGCGGCATGATTATGGCTGCCTCACTGGCACTGATGGCCCTGAATTGGGACGACAAACGTTATGAAGAGCTTCAGGACTGGGATAAAGACACTTATTGGCATGCATGGATTGGTGATCAACATATCCGTTTCCCGAAACCGTTTGAAATTGGCCTGATGTTCGGTACGTTGCCAGAGCGATTTGTCCGTGCGCTGGGCGGCAAAGATAGCGGGGCTAAATTCGGCAAGCTGGTGGCGCATAACTTTATGGAAACCATGGCATTCAACCCTATCCCACAAGTCGCCATGCCGATTGCTGAGGCTTATGTTAACTATGATTTCTTCAAAGGCGGGCCGATTGAGAACATGGCCGACAGCAACTTGATGGCGGGTGCCCGTTATAACGACCAGACCAGCCTGTTAATGCGCGAAGTGGGTGAGGCGACCAATATGTCACCGAAGATGCTGGATCATATTGTGATGGGCTACACCGGCAGCCTGGGCGGCTATGTGATGGGCGCTACCAATCTTCTCATGCGCAACCTGAAAGACTACGGCGAAACCCCGGACATGCGCCTGGATGAAATGCCAGTGATAAAATCCTTCTTCCGGGGTTCAGATCCGGCCAAATCTACCCAGTTCACTGAAGATTTTTACCGCATGATGGCCGAAGCCAATCAGATAAACAGCACCATTAACAGTTTCCGTAAGCAGGGGCGAGGCGATGATGCCAGTGAGTTGATAGAGGAAAACAGGGGTAAGTTATCGCAGCGTCAGGGGTTAACAGCAACGCAGAAACAAGTGAAAGCACTGAATGCCCAGATTGAGATGGTACGACGTGATGGCATTCTAACCTCAGAACAGAAACGAGAAAGAATCGACAGAATGATGGCAGCCAGAAATATGCTGGTACAGCAGGCGGTGGAAAGGGTGAATCCGTACTTTAATAAGTGAATTGAAAGGGAGTCGAATGTCTCAGGGCGTGAAGCGGGCTGTGTTGACGTCGCACTATGTTAATTAAGGGTAGCAGCTGATATCCACATAAAGGACTCTATAAAAAGCTGGCTCATACCAAGCGAATGAGCCAGTTGAAAATGATCACTTCAGTGCAGCGTTTATAGCATTTATGAGATTCGTGCAGCCTTGGATCTCATTAGCAGATAGGTCAGTGAGCGAATGATCTCGAGACCATCTTAAGAAAGCCTTAGCTAACTTGTATTTGGAAAAATCTTTGCCAATTTCACTTTGGAACAAATTGATAATAGGCTTATCCCCAGCGCTAGCCATCGCCGTGGTTATATCCCAATTTAGCTCAGACTTGGCTATTCCGATTAATGTATCTCTAACTAGGTCTTCGATTTCTGCCTTTTCAATTTTAGGAACTGTAAAATCGGATGTTCGAAGGATTCTTTTATTACTAAGTCGGTGAACCAGAATTTCCTGACTTGCTGCTTGATCACCCGCATTATCTGAGTCAAGTAAAGCCGCGACCTTTAGGTTGTGTGAAGTAAGAATTGTCGCGAAATAGACGACTTTGCTTGCTGTGTTGGCTGGTACAAGCGCGATCTTTTCGTGCAAAAATGCTTTTTTGCCATCCTTAAGCAGGCCGGATATGGCTTCGACATACCAATAATCTGTCAAACCTTCTAAAATCAAATTACGCTGGTTTGCAAATAGACTCTGAGCTAAATCATACCCAAGCGCTTCCTGTAGCGGTAACAGCGCTGCAGGATCACTGGAAGACACTGTTGTGTGCACTTTCGTACCAACAGTCCTATCGGTCAGTTCCACAACTCTAACAATATCGAGTTCATCCGGGCCAACAAGAAATGGTGAATGAGTTGAGTATAAAGTCTGATTCTTATCGGCAAGTAATGAGATAGTTTTTCTAAACTCTCTTTGCTTCAGGGCATGGAGGCTAACTCCTGGCTCATCTAATAGGAGAACCGTGTTCTTATGTTTACCTTTAGCCTCAGCAAAGAACACTATGAAGAACGACACTAGCCACTGAAAACCTTCGGATCGCTGATCAAGTTCAACCTCAACGCCTATGTTGTCTTCGACAACTACTTTTAGATATTGTCCGTCGGCAGTCAGCTTAAGCCTGCTTGCCTCTGCTTTGTTATCATCTGGGTTCCATACTTTGATTATTTGCTGAGTCAATTCAACACTGGCCGCATTGAGCTCATAGCTACGCTGGTCCAGTCTTTCTCTGAAGCTTTCAAGATCAGTCGAAGTATGGCTTGGCTCGGATGCTTTTCCGAGTTCAGAAAGTTCCTGTGCAGTAAAACCAAGCAATCTAAGCAGACAACTGTTGCCGTAATCATAGGCATCATCATCAAGGCTGTTAGATTCAAGCCGCTTAGCAAGATTTCCTAAATGGATAATAGGCTTAACTCGGAAGTAATTGCTATAAAGTAAAAATATAGGTTTGTTCTGGTCTAGATAATTTAAAAAACTGCGGATATCAATTGATAAATTCAATTTTGAATCAATTGTTTCCCAACGCTTAACCTCTTTCTCATCTTCTTCATCAACAAATGGAAGTTTTTCTTCCAGCCACTTTTTTAAAATCGCAGAATAAGTAGATAAAGATTCATTTTGTGCCCAGCTATTCGTTATTTTACTAAGGCTTTCTGAATGTGATTTTACTTCACCTTCAGTAGAAGAACGATCTAAATGAGCAGCCAATCTAATCAGGTCACTTCTGACGTGATTGTAAGTTGGAGATGTGAAACCTATTAAATTATGACTCGCATTATTGTTTAAATACCGAGTGAAGGTGTAACTGATTTGACTGCCCTTGATTTGCTCTGGCGCATGCTCTAAATCAAAGTCTTCAAGTTCAAAGACTGCGGTGACTACTTCCACCTGATTCGGATCCAGATCCCCTCGGCTGATTTTGGTATATTGAGCTCTCGGGTAGTCGCGTAAGGGGTTGAATTTTTTAGTACCTGCTGGAGGGTTAATTTGTTGAATAGCTTGAAGAATTGCGGTTTTACCTGCTTCATTTGGGCCAACTAGAATTGTTTTAAGCCTTTCAACATCAAACTGACCGGTATCTATGATGCTCCGATAGTTTTGCACTCGAACTTTACTCAAACGCATAGCCAATCCTTTTGAAGTGTGTATTAAGTCTTACAGTAAAATAGTGTTGTACCCGTACTAACGAAAATAAGCAGTTGAGACGATGTCTTAAGATGACTGATTAAACTGTTGAACTCAAGTCGTGATGACACATTGTAAATGTAGTGGACAAGTCAAGCTATTGAAACCGCTGAGCGATTTAACCAGTGTGTTGCATCCATCGGTTGAACTCACAGCTCTTAGCTGACTGTCAAATTGAGTAGCGATTAATCCACGTTACAATATCAATAGTTATTTCAGAGCGTCATTCACAATGACGAACAGAACCAATAACAGAATAAATATGATGACCCCTAAAATGATGCTGGTATTACTGTCCATGTGCATATTGCCCTTACCAGCCAGTAGGTAAGCAGCGATAGCAAACGGAACGCAGAGAGCAGGGTGGATGGTAATCATAACGGCGGCGAGCATTAGGCATACTATGAATAGAGTGGAAGTCATGTTTTCCTCATTTTTATGCCCGAAATTTTCCCGAGCATTTTCGAAATAGCTGATAAGTATTTGATCATATGGGATTTTAAAGGACGGTGTTTAACGTATGCTAAAGGTCATAACTTTTATTATCTTATTGTTTTATATAGATAAAATTAAAAATTTTCACCTTTAGGAATCGTATTCGGTCTCTTTTTAATTTATTGATTTATAAATTTTTATTTTTAAGACCCCGAAATCCCCCGAAATTTCCCCGAAATCCTATATCCGGTCTAAATCTCTATCCACTCATTTTTACGTGAATCAAGGTACACATTAGTCATTTTCATCGACTTATGTCCGAGTAGCTTCTGAGCAAATTCCTTACTGTATTCAGCTTCGTAAAGCCGTGATGCCAAGCTGCGGATCTCGTGAAAGCTGGGAGGGGATACTTCATAAACTAGATCGGTCGCCTTTAATGCTTTAACAAATGCTTTAGTAAGTGAATCTGCATTTAAGGCTCCGAGTTTTCTGCCAGAACTTTTACTGGACGAACTTATTAGATATTCACTTTTACTTTCATTCATGCACTTTTCTATAATCTCGGCTACGGTGGTATTCATTATTTCCAGTCGCAGGGAGAGTGATATAGCAATTTGATTACCGGTCTTACCCTGTATTATCCAAAGTTTGCCATCATGTACATCGCCTTTTTTCAACTGCCGTACATCATCCCGACGCTGGCCAGTAATTAGCGCCAGTGCCATGCTGTGTTGAACCCAACTTCTCTGTTGGCCAGCAGCCTCATAAATTTTGCAAAAGGCGCCATAGTCGAGTCGTTCACGTTTAACTTTGGGGGATGGGGTACGTGTTGCTTGCACCGGGTTGGCGCTAATTAAACCATCCGCTATAGCTTCTCGAAATATATCAGATAAAACAGAGCGCAGGTTTACCGCCATAGAACTCTTACCATTATCGACATAGGTATTAATAAAATCAGCAATATGCTTGGTGGTAACCGCCTCGAGTTGCATCTTGCCAAATATCTGATTGATATAACCAATCTGGAGGACTCGCATTTTCATGGTATTTTCGGCTAAATCCCGGCGATTTAATAACTTGGTATATCGCTTAAGCCAGGTAGCAACTGAATTTACCTCGAGATCTATTTCTGCTTTAAGAGAAGGTGCGGGAGTCTGAAGCCGTTCCAGCAAAGCAACAGGCTGAAAATTTGATTCAATGTAATTATTAGCCTCAATGGCTTGAGCAATCGCATCCCTGCGGGCAATTTGTCCGAGGGATATTTCCTCTCCTGTTATTGGGTTACGCCAGTAGAATGATTTACGAGCTCGGCGATAGGTCAGATTACGGGGTAAATTGGCATCATATCTTTGCGGCCTTGATGCCATGATTAATTTTCTCTATTAATGGTGAGTTAATATTGGGTGATGTTTTTACTATTTCTTTAGCCAACCGATAGCTTTTGGGTTGAATATAAATAGCTCCCGGCTTCACTCGATATTCCCGCCCATGCTTTTCAGGGGCAGGGTAAATATTGCCGCCTCGCGCCCAGCGCTGGAGTGTCTGGGGAGTTGGCTGTTTACTGTTGTAGGTTTCTTGCGCCCACTCTTCTAACGTTAATAGCTTGGTCATTGGTATTTCCTCAGTAGGAAAAGGCGCAACGATGCTACGCCCTATTATGGTCGTTTGGTCTGGGGTGGTAAGGGGCTATGTTCTAGTGATACAGCTATCGAATGCTACGGTCGGATATGGCTAAACCTCCCGAATTAACCGGTTGATAATGTCTCTACTTGAGGGGATGCGAAGCTGGTGGGGCCAATTGCCATGCTTTGCGCTGACTTTGGGTTTTATGTTCCAACATTTTTCGAATAGTGGTCACAGGGATACTGGTACTGCTGGCGATCCCGTCTTCATTGTGGCCCGCGCGGTGAAACTGATAGATGCCCGCAAAACTTCAAGTGAGTAGCGTTTACGAATACCAATATCGACGCTATCTACCTGGCCCCGCGCCGAAAGTTGTGAAAAAGATGATTATTGAAGCTACGCAGAAGCAAATCGCTATTTTTTCTCATGCATCGGACATGATTGGTGCGTTGTCAGAAGAAATAGAGGGGCTAGAAGATAGTAACTCTGATGTACAAGATAAACTCCGCGCTGACTTAAAAGCGTGGAAACAGTATCGTGTGAAAGTGAAAAACATCGATGTTTTTCTAGCGCCAAGTATAGAGTTGCCAGCGTCACCTGATACTGTTTTAACTGGAGTATAAAACACAAAA